TTAGCAACCGGCGGCGTGTTGAGTCGGTGTGACCTGGTGGGGGAACTGCTCGAAGCATTCGAGTATGCCCCGCAATCGTGCCTGGTCGGTCTCGGTCAAGGCACGGTAGCGCTGTATCAGTTGCCGCTCTCCCGGGGTGATCTCCTCGCCATCGGACGGCAAGCCCGCGTCACGGATGAATGCTCTGCTGACAACGAGCACGTCAACGCCCAGCGCGGCGGCGAACCGTTCTACGACGTCGAGTGAGGGCGGACGCTTGGTGTCGGGTGAGGACGGTTTGAGGTAGTAGGCGATGGTGCCTTCCCTGAGCCCGGCGTCGCGTTCGATCTGTTTGACCGACCGGGGATCACTGTCGACCAGCGCCCGCACATGAGACTTCGGATTCGCGTGGGAACCTGACTTCACGCGGTTTCCCCCTTCTTACATTGGCCCAACCGAGTGAAATCCGCTGGGACAGCTAGCCCACCTGGCGGCAGGCGTGATCGTGCACCCGGGTCAGTCCGGGTGTCTGCATGGTCGTAGATCATCGCAGGTCCGGCCCGGCTCCAGACACCTGCGTATGTCTGGATTCTTCGCGCTGCGTAACGAGTAGCGCGACGACCTGCGCGCAGCCAGAAGGCGCGAACGTCATTCACTGTGAAGTATCCTTGACACGGCTCTCAAGATCCGGAAATGTGGACTCACCGGATGATCGTCCGGTTTACGGATTGCGGCGCCGGGGGGCGCCGTGCTAGCCGAGGCACCGGGAGGGGGCTTCGTTGCGTACTCGCGCGCTCATTTCCAGCACGCCAGGTGCATTGCTCGCTGCCTGGCTGGCGGCCATACCCGGGGCCGGGCACCTGCATGAGGTGACCGGCCGCCCGCGTTCTCATCGCCCGCGTTCATGGCATCGAAGGAGCGGCACGCCAATGGCTTCCACTACACCTACAACTCCGCGCGAGAACACCAGTCCCCCTGAGCAGTCCACCACTCCGGCCGCGAAGGTCGTCGAGCTGACCGGCTTGGACACGGTCATGGACGCTCTTGCCGTTGCGGCAGAGGACAAGAAGCTCGCCACCCAGCTGTATGACGACCTGGCGGGGATCATCAAGGCCCGCATGGGCACTGCGGAAATCGGCACTCTGGGCGGGCAGCCGGTGGTGTCATACACGCAGACCGAGCGGATCATCTTGCGGGACAAACTTGTTCGCGAGCTGCACCCGGACGTTGCCCGGGAGTGCGAGGACATCATTCCTGTCCGTACTTTTCGGTTGCTTAACCCATGACCGTCCGGCGCACGCGCCGGTCACGAGGAGCGGACGGCCCTGCACGTCCGATCCCGAACGATCCGGCGGCGATCGCGGACGAGGTCACCCGCCTGGCGGTGGCGTTGCCACTGGACTACGGCGACACGCTGGCCAGCATCACCAGGTTGTTGGTCATCGATCCGCTCAACCAGTCGCACATGGACGCCATAGTCGAGGCCGTCATTCGGTCGGCGCTGATGGACCCGTTCTACGAAACCACCGCCAACCGGTGGCGGGCACTCGTACCGCCATGGGTACGGACACAGTCCATGAGCGGTGCGACCGTGAACATGTTGCTACGCATAGGAATTCTGGTGACCACGGGGCGTTACGCGCGGTGCGACAACACAGCCTCGCGCAATGCCAACAAATGGCAGCCGATCTATGCCCTGGATCTGGTCGCGTTGCGTGATCTGCTGAGGCCCGACGCTGCGGCGTCGGCCGGGACGGCGTGATCAGCCAGGCCGGTCACGCTGACGCTGAAGCCGCCCGGCGGTGCCTGCGCGGGGACCTGCTCGCCGAGGAGCTATCTACAACGGCTCGTGAGCTGGTCGTCACTTGGCTGCACCGTGCGGGTCTGGCTGACCGTGAGGTCGCGTCGCAGACCGGCATGACTACTTACACCGCCGCGCGTATCCGTGCACGGCTGGCACTTCCTGCTGTTCAACCTTGATCTTTAGGGGATTCTCGTGGCACGTGACCATGCCCGTCTCTTAGCGTCCATTTGGGACGATGATGATTTCCTGAACCTGTCTGGTGATGCCCAGCGGTTGTACTTCCTGCTGTTGTCGCAGCGGGATCTGTCGTATGCCGGTTTGCTGCCCATGCGGCTCAAGCGGTGGGCGTCGCTGTCCACGACCACCACGGTGGACACGGTCACGGCGGCGCTGGCCGAGCTGGACGCGTCCCGGTTCGTGGCGTGCGACCACAACACCGAAGAGGTGTTGATCCGTTCGTTGATCCGCCGGGACGGCATCTACAAGCAGCCCAACGTGTTGGCGGGGGCATTGCGTGAGGCGTTCCTGATCACCAGCGGGGTCCTGCGCGGTGTGCTGGCGGCCGAGCTGCTGCGCCTGCCGGTCGACGTCGTGGGCGCCGGGCCGGAGCTTGCTGCCGCCGCGCTTCTCGCTGGCGCGAACACGTTGCCCACGGCCGTCAAAGCCGCATCGGGTGCCGGTGCCCGCAAGACCAAGAGCACCACCGTGGCCAGCGGTCGCCGACGCGCCCCAGTGGAGCCGCCACAGTCGCAGCAGGACCAGGACCAGGACCAGGACGAGGACCCTTCGCCGAACCCTTCCGGGAACCCTTCGGCGAAGGGTTCGGCGCGCCCCCTGGGGGAAGGGGGAAGGGGGTACGGGGCTTTGGTCTCCCCTCCTACGTTGGAAGAACCTGTAGTTGGTGGCGACCCGCGTGCGCGCGTACACGCGTCCACGCGCGAGGACGCCGCCCGCCTGGTCGCCGAGGAGATCCCGGGCCAGCCTCGGGCCACCGCCGGCAAGCTGGCGCGTGAGGTCTCCAAGCTGCTCGGTGAGGGCATCGACCCCGGGCACATCACGGCGGGACTGCGGGCGTGGGCGGGCAAGCAACTGGGTACCAGCCTGTTGCCCGACCTCGTGGCCGAGGCGGTCCGGGCGCCGATGATCGCCGCCACTGCGGCCCGGCGGTCGCGTTCCACCACCGATGAGCGGGTAGCCGCCGCGTTCGCGCTGGCCGACCAGTACGCCGCCGAGGAAGCCCGCCAGTCGGCGATCTCTTGGGATGCCAGGGAATCCCGGAGTGGGGACGGTGGCGGGCCGCGTGTGCTGGCAGAGGTGCTGGCGGGTGTGGCATGACCCTGGACCGGTCCGAAGTGGCCCGGCTGTTGGGCATGACGGCCAGTTTCGACCAGCGCACCGTGGGCCAGGCCGACGTGGCCGCCTGGCAGGCCGCGCTGACCGGTGTGACCTACGGCGAGTGCGAAGCCGCGATCCTGGAACACGCCAAGACCAGCAGGGAACGGGTCACGCCCGCCGACATCCTGGTCCGTATCCGCGACAGCAAACGCCATCGTGCCGAACGGCTGACCGCGCTCCCCACCGGCACCACCGACCGCGCGAAGGCCACGGCCGCAGCGAAACGCGGTATGGCCGCGATCTACGCCGAGATGGGGTGGACCTACAACGCGCAACGCACCGCGGCCATGTCGGTGACCTGCCCGGTGGCCCGCTGCTGGGCGCCGGTCGGTCGGACCTGCCGCAAGTTCGGCGACCGCTACCAGGGCATGCACCGGGAACGGGTCACCCGGGCGACCGCCGCCGGCGGCGCGCTCCCGCTGGAGACATCTGCCCCTGCGAGCACGGAGGACGTACCGACGTGACCACCATCCACGACCGACACACCGGCTGCCCGCCTGCGGAGGAGGTCACGCGAGATGAGGCCTTGGCCGCGCGCCTGGAATGGGAGGCCAGCGTTGACCAGCTGATCCAGCCCGGTCAGGCGGCGATCACCCGCGAGGACGGCACCACTGAACTCGCGGTCGTGCACAGCTTGTTGGAGCAGGTGGCCGGGGCGGTCCTGCCGGGCAACGAACGCAACGGCAAGGTGTCCAGTAATGCTTCACGGCCGCCGGGTTCGCTGGGCGCGGTGAGCTTGCTGGCCGAGATCCGCCAGGAGGTAACCCGGGCCTGCCAGGGCCACGACGAGCACGCCCAGCCGGACACAGTGGCCGAACGGCTTCGGTTGTGGGTCGGTCACGCAGACTCCTGGCAGCACCACTATCCCGACTATGTGGTGTGGGCGGCGGCGACCACATCGGACTGGGTACGCCAAGCTCGCCAGCTACTCGACCCGCCGCCCCGGGTCGCCCTGCGCGGCCAGACCTGCCCCGTGTGTGCGGCCTGCACGGTCCAGGTGTGGTCCGAGGACGACGAAGACTTCGTGCGCCAGTCCGCGCTGGCGATCGACCCGTACCGGGTCGCGGTGGTGTGCGCGGGATGCGGGCAGAGCTGGGGCGCGGAGATCTGGCAACAGCTGGCGGCCACGCTGGACCGGCAGTTGCGTCACGAAACCCTGGCCGCGCAAGGACACGGCCACGAGCCCGCCGAAATTGGTTGACCGGTCTACCTATTACGGGCATACTGGTGGGGCTAGGTACTCCTGTGCCCGCACCCAGTTGTCAGGCGTTGAGACCCCGTACAGACCTCCTCCCCCTTGGGTCTGTACGGGGTCTCCGCCATTTGGGGCTATTGCGTGGCGTGCCAACGGTTCGGCGCTGACGTGGCGAACGGGGTGCCGGTAGTCTGTCGGGCGCCAGGGCTTGAGGTTCGTAGCCTTTCAGGGGCTCTGGCGCTGCGCCCCCGGGACGGTGTTGCTGCACCATTTGACCGGGGGCGCAGTCGTATCAGCACAAACCTTTCTTAGTCCACATCGGACGGGACCTCACCCGTTGGTGCCTCAAGTGGTTTCAGCCGAGATCGGCGAGATCGGCGTGTGCCCAATCGCTCAAGTGCCGGATCTCGCCCGGCGTCCAGAAGATGGTGCGCCACTCGACTTCCATCAAGAGTCGTACCGAGTGGACAAATCGCCGATCGTGCCGGTCATCTGGGTTTGACCAATTGTAGGACTCCACGAAGTTGGCGATGTATTCGGCCAATTCCTTGCCGTGCGGGGTGTAGCACGGCTCCATGGTGTCCGCGTAGGCGAAGGCGTCGCGCAGGCCGCCGACAAGGACCAATAGCTCGTAGTCGACTCGGACGTGGACACTGAACTGAATGTCGGCCGGAACAGGGTCGCCCCCTGCCTGTTCGTACAGGTCCTCCATGATCCGCGCGGCCATGACGTCCAGTTTCGGAATGGTTTGGACACGACTGAATCGGCTCCCGTATATCCGTTCGCCGCGTGCGTGATTATTCAATTTGTAGCCTTTCAGGTGACGGTGCGGAATGTTGCTGCATCCCGCGTGTTCACCTCAAAGGGTTGCAGCAGGCCGTGACCGGGACAAGGAATACGTGGCCAGTCACCTGAACGGACCGCGCCGCCATTCGGGCCGATTACGCGCAGCGAATTGACCAGGAAAGGTGGAGTAGTGGCTAAGGTCCTTTCTCAGCAGTATCGGACCGTCCGTTTGGACGAGATCCAGCCGCACCCGGACAACCCGAACCGGGGCGATGTCGGGGCGATCGGCGAGTCCATCGAGGAAAACGGGTTCTTCGGGGCGCTGCTGGTCCAGCACAGCAGCGGCCACATCATCGGCGGGGAACACCGCTACCACGCCGCGCGGGAGAAGGGGCTCACCGAGCTGCCCGCGCTCGTGCTCGACGTCGACGACGACCGGGCACGGCGCATCCTGCTGGTGGACAACCGGTCGGCGCAGCGCGCGGCGTGGGACGACGAACGGCTGCTGGCCGTGCTGGAGGAGCTGGCCACGGCCCCGGCCGGAGTCGCCGGCACCGGGTTCACCGCCACGGAGCTGGAGGACCTGGCCGGGGTGATGGCAGACCGGCCGACGCTGGAGGAGCTAGCCGCCAAGCACGGCGAACCGAATGACGCCCTGATGCTGCCAGAGATCCGGCTCAAGGTCAGCGCGGAGTTGTTCGACCGGTGGCGGGCCGCGTTGGACCGCTACGAGGGTAAGGACGACGTCGAAAAGCTGGACCGGCTGCTGGACACGGTGGCGGTCGACCCGTGAGCGCGCCGGAGCCATTCAAGATGCTGTGCAGCTACGCCTACTTCCGCGTCAAGCGCATGGACGAGTTCCTGAGCCGCTTCCCCGGCGGGCCACCGATGTTGTTCGGCGACTCCGGCGCGCACTCCGCCCGGACGCTGGGCATTCACTTGACGCTGGAGGACTACGCGGCCTGGTGTCGACGCTGGGACAACCAGCTGACGGTGTACTCCAATTTGGACGTGATCGGCGCACCGGAAGCGACCTACCGTAACCAGAAACGCCTGGAGGCCATGGGCTTGCAGCCGCTTCCGGTGTTCCACACCGGTGAGCCGTGGTACTGGCTTGAGCGCTACCTGGACGAGGGATACACCTACATCGCGTTGGGCAAGCTGCTGGGCAACCCGGTCAACGTCGTGACGCCGTGGCTGGTCAAGGCGTTCCAGCTGGCCGAAGGACGGGCGGTGTTCCACGGGTTCGGCATGACCGTGTGGAATCTCCTGCGGGCCTTCCCGTTCTACAGCGTGGATTCCTCGACCTGGGGCCGCGGCTTCCGGTGGGGCCGGATGAAGCTGTTTGACCAGGGCCAGTGGCTGACGGTGCGGCTGCGCGACCGGGCCGCCGTGCTGCGTCACCGGGACCTCATCCGGCAACACGGCTATGACCCGGTGATGCTGGCCCATCACGACACCTACGACCGGGCCGCGATGGGCGGACTGTGCGCGGTCGCCTACCACCGTGCCGAGGCGTGGCTACGTCGGCGACACCGCCCGGTAGCGATGCCCTCGGGCCTACACAACCCGTTTCGGCGCGACCTGACCAGCGTGCCCGCCGGGCTGCATCTGTATCTGGCCGACGCCACCAAGCAATGGCTCTTACGCGGTGCCACTGGGGTGCACCGCTACGACCATCCCCCCACTATTGAGAAGGAGTGACGTGGATACCTTGCACCGCACCGTTTCCGTTGGCCCGTTCGACATCTTCTTCACCAACGCCAACAAGCCGATGGGACTGCGCGCACACTCCCACTACGGCCGGGTTCTGGTGGTGTACGACACCCTGGGCCGCCACGGCTACCCGTCGTTCAAGGACACCAACGAGGCGCTGAGAGCCCGGATTCACGAGCTCACCCGGCAGGTGTTCCGGGACGCCACCAACGAAGACGTAGCAGACCGGATCTTCGCCCACCTGGACGGCTGGGTAGCACCGGAATGGGAGAAGTTGGGCGGGGACTACCGGCTGCGCGCCATTCACCTGGACGTGGTCGGGGTCCAGGACGACATCGGCCACGACTCGTCCACCACCACCTACATGGTCAGCCGGGGAGAATGAGCGTGCACACCATCACTGTCCGGCACAACTTCGAGACCGGCCACCGGCTGCCGCATCTGCCCGGCAAGTGTCAGTCCCTGCACGGGCATTCCTGGTGGGTGGCGGTCACCTTGCGCGCCACCGAGCTGCCCGAGGACAAGGTTGTCGTGGAGTTCGGCACGGTCAAACGCCTGCTGCGCGAGTGGATTGACGACAACCTGGACCACGGCGTGATGCTGGGCAAGGGCGACCCGCTGGCCGAGCTACTCGCCGAGTACGGCAACGTGTATGTGATGCCCAACTGGCCGACCGTCGAAGCGGTCGCCGAACTGCTCGGCAAGGTCGCCCGCGACGCCCTGGCGCACATCGCGGACACCGACGGCGTCCAGGTCGCCCAGGTGACGGTGACCGAAACCCACCTGAACCAGGCAACCTGGCAACCGCCCACAGGACCTACCTCGGATGCGCGGCGATGAACGGCCCCGATCGTGCGGTGACCCTGGAGATCTCGGAACTGTTCGGCCCCACCGTGCAAGGCGAAGGCCCGAGCCTCGGACGGCAAGCCGGGTTTCTCAGATTGGGCGGCTGCAACTTCACCTGTTCCTGGTGCGACAGTGCTTACACCTGGGACGGCACCCGGTTTGATCTGCGGATCGAGCTGGAGCGCCGGGACGTCGACGACATCGCCGGGCAGCTGCGCGCCATGGCTGTACCGCTGATTGTCATCACGGGCGGGGAACCCTTGCGGCAACAGCGTTCCCCCGCATTCGCCAGGCTGCTTACCCTGTTGGCCGGTCTGGAAATCGAGATCGAGACCAACGGCAGCATCATGCCCACCCAGGCACTCATGGATTCGCCGGTCCGGTTCAACATCGGCGTGAAGCTGGCGAACTCCGGTGTGTCGGAACGGTCTCGTATCCGAGAGAAGCCACTGCGGACGTTCCGGCAGCTGGCTGACGCGGGCCGCGGTTGTTTCAAGGCGGTGTGCCGCGACCGGCGCGACGTCGCCGAGCTGGCCGCGCTGGCGGACCGGCTCGGCCTAGACCCGTCCACGGTGTGGGTGATGCCCGAGGGCCAGACAGACACCGACACCCGGCACCATCTCCGGCTGATCGCCGAGCCCGCCATTCAGTACGGCTTCAACATCACGCCCCGCCTGCACATCGCCATCTGGGACACCGAAAGGGGCCGATGACCCATGACCACCAGCCAGACTGAACAGACAGCGCCGCAAGGATTTACGGACGCCTGTGACGCGGTACGTGTGTTGCTGCGCTTCGCGGGCTACGACCCCGACCAGCCGGTGATCCGCGATACCCCGGGCCGGGTAGCGCGGGCCTTGGCCGACATGACCGCCGGCACTCGCGACGACCCGCGAACCTACCTTGACCGGGTGTTCCCGGAGCAGGGAGCGGACGGCCTGGTCGTGGTGTCCGGTATTCGGTTCGCGTCGTTGTGCGAACACCACATGCTGCCGTTCTCCGGGACCGCCACCGTCGGCTACATCCCGCGTGACGGGCGGCTGCTCGGCCTGTCCAAGCTCCCGCGCTTGGTGAACGTCTTCGCCCGGCGGTTGCAGCTGCAGGAGCGGCTGACCGAACAGATCGCCCGCACGATCCACGAAGACCTGCCCGCCAAGGGCGCCGCCTGCATGGTGACCGCGACGCACACCTGCGTGAGCGTGCGAGGCGTCACCCAGCCACACTCAACTACGGTCACCCGCGCGTGGGCCGGGTGCTTCCGCGACGATCCCGAGGCACGGCTTGAATTCCTCGGCCAGGCGGAGTCCAGCCCGGACTGGTGACCCCGCATCCCGTGAGGCTCCAGGGGGTTGCCGATGACCTCAGAGCGTCAGGTGGCCGCGGAGCGCCGCGCCCGTGCTTTGGAGCTGCGCAAGGCAGGCGCCAGCTACGAACAGATCGCCCAACAGTGCGGGTACTCCCACCGAGGCACGGCGCACCGGGCCGTCATGCAGGCCCTGGCATCCGTCGCCGACGAGCTGGCGGCCGACGTGCGGGACCTCGAACTGACGCGGCTGGACTCCATGCTGATGGGACTATGGCGCGCAGCCCGCGACGGGGACGGGTCCGCTGTGGACCGGGTCCTGAAGATCATGGAGAGGCGCGCGAAGATCCTCGGCCTCGACAGCCCCACCGACCAGACCGCCCACGTGGTCTCCCCGCTGGGGCAGGTGCGCCAGCGAGGGCACGCCTCGTGGGGGCAACACACCGCATAACCAGGACACGCCTTACCCGACTCGACGCCAGCCAGCTGGTGGAGAAATGGCGCGCCGCGTGCCGTGCCGTGGTGGTTTAGTAGGCCAGTGCCGATCCTCCCATACGCCCTGCCTGCACTGCGGTCATCCCGCGATCCCAACCCGTTCGATCGGACTGTCCCGCGTCAATCCTTTAAGGTCTTGGTCGACCAGCCGTTGACGTCAGGCCCGGTCGATGGTGAGGGCGAGTTCCACGGTTATCCATTCCTCGGGAGCGGCAGTACGGGCTACCCCGACGCCGCCGCAGTGCTGCGCAGCTACCTTGCTCACCCAGCATTCGAGGTGCAGTTCGTCGCCGATGACCTTGATGAAGAAGGGGCGGTGGTGTTCGAGGAACCGGACTCTTCCCCGGACGCTGACGTCCTATCCGTCCAGTACAAGACGGCGGCTGGCGTGGGCTGGACCGGCATCGACTACTACAAGCAGGCCGTCGAGGAAGCATCTCGGATGGTGGCTAAGCATCAGCTCGACGAATCGGATGCGCGCGCTGGTGTCTTGTTCTACCGGCTTGGCAGCGAGCTGGAAGCCGACCTGTTCATCACAGCCCGCAGGTGGTTGTTGGCTGAACGTGGTCGTCCCCACGGCAAACACCTGGCGAACATTGTTTCCCCAGAGGAGGCGCTCGCCCTGATGGGGCTGTATCTGCGCTGGCATTACCAGCCAGTCATCATCGGCGGCAAGAGCGTTCGATGGCATCCCACCTCGATGCGGCACTGCGCCGCGTTCATCGCCATGCCAGCCTTTGAGCGATGGAACCAAGCTGGCCGCGCCTGGTGCGACACCAATAGTGACCTAACTCTGGAGTCGCTGAATAAGACCTTCCTCACTCGGGTGTCGCGGGCATTCAAGTTCCGCGACAACATCTTCGGCCTTTCGGCAACCATGATCGAACACGAGCCTGAGGAAATGCTCTGTGAACTCGACTCGCTGCTTTTCACGCTGGTTAGCGCGTTCGATATCACTGCCCGCATTGTCGACCACATACTCATGCTGAACACCAGCGGGATCGGTGCGGCCTGGCAGAGAGTGAAGAGGGGCAAGTGGCAATCCAACCTACAAACCCACGCGCCGACTCTCTATGACTACACCAAAGTCGGCAGCGAGATGCAACGAACCTTCCAGGTGTTGCGATGGCTACGTAACAGCGTGCACAACGAGGCTCTCGACCTTATGCGCGATGGCGGCACCTACATGGTTACCGTGTCCAGCGAAACCCAATCACGCCTCAGGTCTTTTCTGCGGGAAGGACACCCCGGCTGGACAGCCGACACTCTGGGCATCCAGGTGCAGCCACCAGGTGGCGCCACAGCAGCTAAGCCTGAATCCACCGATTGGTTTTGTTGTGGATCTTGGATGGCTTGTTGATCTTGGCGTTTGGTTCGGGGCGTGTGGGTTCGGCTGGCTTGTCCAGCGTGTCCACGTGGTGTTCTCCGGTCGGGCCTGGTGAGGCGATATTGGTGGTGGTCAGGCGGCGTGTGGTGGGCCGGTTGCCGCTGCGTGCAGGCCGGTGAAGGCATCGGCCCAGGGCCAGTGTTGCGGCAGGTGCAGGATGTCGCGGCCTTGGGGCCGGGCCAGACGGGCGGGGACGCAGACGAGGTGGCGGCGCAGGGTCGCACCCCGGGCCGTGGCGTGAAAGACGCTGGCGAGCGATCCGGTGGCGCGCAGCAGGTTGTGGCTGATCGCGGCGCAGACGGCCCAGGCGGCGTTGGCGTCGAAATGCCCGGAGGGCAGGTGTGCCAGGGGGCCGTCGATGAGGTCGGCGAAGGTGGTTTCGATGATCGCGTGGCGTCGGTGGGTGAGATCAGCGTCCACGGTGGACTGTGTGGTGTCGGTGAGAAACGCGTGGTAGCGCCAGACCGGGAACAAGATGTCGGTGTGGTTCTGGTCTTTCACCCGGCGCACCACCAGTCGCGCGGTGATCTCGTGGCGGGTCCCGGCGAACGCGGTGTACCCGGTGTCGGCGACCTCGGCATCGGAGATCAGCTCCCCGGTGTCGGGATCCTCGACCGCGCCGGGGTAGCGCACCGGGATCCACGCATCGGCGGGGATGGTCGCGATCGCGGCCTGGATCGCACGGTTGTGGGTCACGGTGATGGAGAATCGGGCGCCCGCGCGGCGAGCGGCGGACACCACGGCGCCGGCGTAGTAGGCCGAATCGGCACGCACCAGGATCCTTGCCCGTGCTCCGGCCGCTTTCGCAGTGTTCAAGGCCTCGGCGAGCAGACCGGCCGCGCCCCGCGCGGAGCCGGCGTTGCCACCACGCAGCCGCATCGCGGCGATCAGCGGCGCCGCGAGCGGGCTGGAGATCGTCGCCACCAGCGGCGACAACCCGCGTAACAGCAGCGAGTAGCCACCGACCTTCGCAGGCCCGAACCGCGCGCCCCGCTTCTTCTTGCCATACACACGGCGCAGCAGCGAATCAATGTCCACATAGGTCATCTGCTCTACCCCTGCGAGCACCGGCGTTGTGGTGGCGAGCGTGGCCAGCATCGCACGCAGCACCGCGGTCAACTGCAGGACGTGGCCGTGGGTGAACGACCGCAGGAACGATCCCAGCGTCGAGGGCGCGTACACCCCGCTGAACAGCCGTTTCATTCCGCCGTGGCGGATCACATCCAGATCATCGATACAGTCCGCGCCTGCGACCATCCCGGCTACGATCGCGGCGACCTTCCCCGCCGGGTTCGCTCCGGTCGACGGGATCGGCGCGTTCGTGATCTCCACTTTCTCCGTGACCAGCTGCGACATCCTGGCCCGTTCGGCCAGTGCCATCACCGGCACCAACCCCGCGCACGACACGAGATTCTCTTCATCGAACCGGACGGACGCCCTCGACCACCTATGCGACAATCTCACTGAAAGTGCCTTCCACCACACGCGACTTGAGAACCTCAGAGACTCTCATTATCGCAGGTCAGAAGGCACTTTCACTTATTACACGCCGCCCCGCACGACAATTCATCGGTGGATCCAGGCTAAGTGGTTGCCAGGGACTGGCCGCTACAGCGTCACTGTCCGGCGCACGGGCGCGCCAAAGCCAGCCGACCCGCTCGCCGGGCAACTCGTGCTGGATGTGCGCCGCTTCATCAACAAGCTGTTTCCCGCTGCCCTCACCGCTCTGAACGACATCATGCAACTAACGCCGTTGAATCGGGTGCCTGGCTACACCGCAACCTTGGAGAACCCATCGCGTGTCAACTTGCCATGGACGCACAGCGACACCACCGGGCATCGCCTGCGCATCCTGTACGGAATCACAGAACTGGCCTGACTAGCCGCGATGAGGTGTCGCGCGTGGACACGATAGCGCGGCGTTGGACGGTGAGCTGCCATGGCAAAGCGGCCCTGTCTGGACTGTCGTACCCCCACGACTGCGACGCGTTGCGTTTCTTGCCGGCGGCAGCGTGAACGGGTCCGATCCGCCCGGCGAGGGAGCACCACCCAGCGTGGATACGGTGCCGCGTACCGACGACGCCGCGAAGCCGTCATCGCCACGGCCACCCACTGCTGTCTGTGTGGCATCCCCTTCCTGCCCAATGAGCCCAGGACAGCTGAACACATCATTCCGATTCGCTTCGGTGGCCGAAATGGACCACTGGGCGCTGCTCACGCTGCGTGCAACTACGGGTGGAGGGGACGGACCAGGTAGGGGGTACCCGGAGCCGCGAGGCTGACCAGGGGAAACACGACCCATTCCCTACCCTCCTAAGACTATGTACGGGTCTGGAGTCTGACGGAAACGTGGGCGACTGACACCGGGTGTGGTGGCATGCTACGGGAGTGACCGCATCATCCGAATCGAAGCAGAACACAGCACACGCCTCTGCCTTGACCACGCCAGATGCGAAGGCGACGTCTGAGGCGGTGCTGATCACAGGCGCCAAGCGCTGGATCGGCGAGGCTCTCGACGCCTGGACCGAGGGTGACCAGGCCAAAGTGGCCGTAATGGCGCCTATGGCTGTAGAGCTGCTCGGGAAGGCGACCCTTTGGCGGGAGAACCCAGTCCTGCTGGTCCAGCTGACCGACCAGCACGAGGCGTCGCTATTCCTGCTCGCTACCCAGCCTGATCTGATGGCCAAAGGCATCAAGACCATCGGCCTACAGGTCGTGATAAATCGCTTGGTCAAACTGCTCGGCGACCTTCCAGTGGCCAAGGATCGGCAAAAGCGCATCGCTGATGTCCGCAACGGGGCGATTCACGTAGGTGCCACTGGGGAGCTGCGGTACGTCCTGCTCGACTGCTTGTCTGTCCTCGGAGTGCTGCTGGAGCGGCTAAGCATCGAGCGAAAAGATTTCTTCGGGCTACACATCTACACGGTTGATGCGCTCCTGGACGAGCATAGGACGGAGATCTCCCGCCAAGTCGCGGTCAAGATGGCTACGGCCCGCGCGCGGCTGACTCGGCTGGAGGAAGCCCTTGGTGAAGCCGCGTTCGACATGGCATGCGGCGAACTTGAAGGGCAACGACGGACCCTTGATCCAGACGACTTCTTCCCCAGCGGCGGCGTAGTTGACTGTGTCTGCCCTGAGTGTGGGTCAAAGGCTCGGCTCTTCGGGGACGTAGACGTCGCCCGGGATTCTGACTACGAAGTAGAGGCGTTGGGCAATGGTGAGTACGACGGCGTTGTAGTGTCGTATTGGCGGGCGAGCCTCGGCCCCCGGGTCTTCTTCTGCATGGTGTGCAACTTGCAACTTCATGGAACTCAAGAGCTGGCCGAGGCGGCCCTGCCGTCTCGATACTTCGAAGTCAGCAGCGAACAACTTGGGCCGGACTTCGACATCGACGAGCACGCGCGCGCCTTGTACGCGCACGAATGACATCGGTGGTGGTGGCCATGGCCGGTCGTGGCCCCACACCGAAAGACCCATCGAAACGGCGACGCCGCAACGTCGATCCGACCCCGACCACTGTCGTTGTCACGGACGGTGAGGTACGGGGGCCTGAACTGCCGGACACAGTGGACTGGCCGGAACAGACCCGTCGGTGGTGGAACACCTGGCGTACCTCACCGCAGGCACAGTCCATGACCCCTACGGACTGGGACTTCCTGCTGGACACGGCTTTGCTGCACGCTGAGTTGTGGTCGGGTGTGGCGTCGGTCGCGCCGGAACTGCGTTTGAGGGTGGGGAAACTGGGCGCTACCCCGGAGGATCGGCAGCGGTTGCGGATGCAGATCATCGAACCTGGCGACGCGCCGCCGCCGTCGTCGCGACCGGGCCGGTATTCCCACCTGAAGGTGGTGTCCGAACAGGACGATTGACCGGTCGGGGGGCGCGATGCCCTGGCGTGGTCCCCGATATCCCGGTGAGTTTCCGTCTCTCGGCTGGTCGCTGTTGGAATGGTGGGCCGAATTCCTACCCGCCCCCAACGACGCCGATTCGCCGTTCCTGCTGACCGACGAACAAGCCCGGCTGGTGATCCGCTGGTACGCCGTGGACCCGGTCACCGGCGCGTTCCTCTTCCGCCGTGGTGCTTCCCGACGGTCGAAAGGCTGGGGCAAGAGCCCTCTCGAAGCAGGCAAAGCGATTGGTGAGCTCGCCGGACCGGTCCGGTTCGCCGGATGGGACGCCTACGGCGAACCCGTCGGGCGCCCCTGGGGCACTGCCGGCGACCCGCCGCCCTGGGTCCAGCTCGCGGCGGTTTCCGAGGACCAGACCGACAACACCTACGGCGCGCTCTACGACATGTTGGTAGCCAACGACGGCCGCGCGGCGGACGAGCTGCGTATCGACGTTGGGTTGACCCGGTGTTTCCTGCGGGACCGGCCCGGCAAGCTGGAGCCGGTCACCGCGTCGGCCGGTTCCCGTGAGGGCCAGCGCATCACCTATGCGGTCCTGGACGAGACACACCTGTGGCTGCTGTCGAACGGTGGTCGCAAGCTCGCGCGCACGTTGCGCCGCAACGTAGCCAAGATGCAGGGCCGGTCGTATGAGACCACCAACAGCTACACGCCGGGCGAGCAGTCGGTAGCCGAGGAAACCCACAAGGCCGTCAAGAAGGCCGCGGCTGGGATCTTCTACGACGCGGTGGAAGCGCCGGAAGTCAGCGAGGACGCGCCGGACGCAGTGTTGCGCGCTGCGCTTGCGGTGGCCTACGGCGATGCCCACTGGGTTGACCTGGATCGGCTGGTCGCGGAGATCCGCGACCCGGACACCGAGTGGGAAGACGCGTTGAAGTTCTTCTTCAACCGGCCAGCCGACGACCGGCTGAAGGCGGTGGAAGAGAAGCGGTGGACTTCCCTGGCCCGGCCGGACATCCAGGTTCCGCGTGGCGCGCGGATCGGGCTGGGCTTCGACGGGTCCATCTCCGACGACGCAACCGCGCTGCGCGCGTGCACGGTCATCGACGGCAAGCCTCACACGTTCGTGATTCGCGTGTGGACCCGGCCGCCGAAGGCTCCGCGAGGTTGGCGTATCCCGCGCTCGGAGGTTCACGAGACGGTGGCGTGGGCGTTCGACTACTACCGGGTCGGGTTGATGCTGTGCGACCCGGCGAAGTGGCACACCGAAATCGAGGGCTGGGCCCAGACCTACGGTGACGAGCGGGTCATTTTCTTTGACACCAACAGTCTCATTCGGATGTCCCGTGCGTGTGACCGGTGGCTGACCGCTGTGGCCGAAAGCTTGTACTCGCACGACGGCGATGCGATCACCACGGATCACGTGCTTGCCATGCACCGCAAGAAAGTGCACCTGCGTGAGGAAGACGACGACGGCCGGACGAAGTACGTGTTCGTCAAAGGACCGGACCGCCGCAAGATCGATGCCGGGATCGCGGACGTGCTGGCGCTCCAGGCGGCCATGACCATGCCCGACGAGGAGCCGACCGCCGACCCCTGGGCGGTGTACGCCTAAGGAGAAAACCATGTCGCCCAACGAGATCGCGCTTGCCGTTCTGCTGGTCATCGCGGCCGGTCTCATCGTGTCCGGCGTACTGGTCCTGTCCGTCGCGGCCGGACTGATCGTCGCTGGTGTACTGGTCGCGGCGCTCGCCGCGTTGTTCCTGGTGGAGGTCGAGTGAGACTCTCCCAGAAGTTCACCACCCCACCAGGACGCGACCGCAAGAACTGGACAGAGCCACCCTTCTGGCAGCTCGACCACCTACGCCGGACCTGGGAGACCTCCAGCAACGGCCGGGAACGCATCGAAAACGACTTCCCGGGCTACGTCCAGCACGCATACAAAACCAACGGCGTGATCTTCTCGTGCATCCTGGTGCGGCAGCTGGTGTTTGCCGAAGCCCGGTTCGCGTGGCGCGAGATCAGCGACGGCGGGCGGCCCGGTGATCTGTTCGGGTCGCCCGAACTGGGCCTACTGGCCAAGCCGTGGCCGACCGGCACCACGGGCGAACTGCTCGCCCGGATGGAATCAGACGTCTCGCTTGCCGGCAACTTCTACGCCACCACCGTGGACAAAGCCGGGCGAGTAGGACGGGCCGCGACCGGCCCGGGACGCCGGATTGTGAGGATGTCACCAGACCGGGTCACGATCGTCATCGGCTCAGAGTCAGGCGACCCCGACGCCCTGGACGCCCAGGTGATCGGGTTCGACTACCAGCCCCGCGACGGCGAACCGGTCGCCCTGCTCGCCGACGAAGTCAGCCACTACTCACCGATTCCCGACCCCCAAGCCCGCTGGCGCGGCATGTCCTGGCTCAGCCCGGTGCTCGAAGAGATCGCCGCCGACAAAGCCGCAACCCTCCACAAGCGACGGTTCTTCGAGAACGGCGCCGTGCCTAGTCTCGTGGTGACGTTCGACAAAGACGTCCAGCCCGAACGGTTCGAACGGTTCCGCGCCGCGATGGACGCCCGCCACAGGGGAGCCCTCAACGCATACAAGACCTTGTTCCTGGGCGGTGGCGCGGACGCGAAAACGATCGGCACCGACTTCCAGCAACTGGACCTCAAGGGCGTGCAGGGCCACGGCGAAACCAGGATCGCGGCCGCGGCTGGCGTCCCGCCCGTGATCGTCGGCCTGTCCGAAGGCCTCGCCGCCGCAACATACAGCAACTACGCGCAAGCCCGGCGCCGGTTCGCCGACGGAACGATCAGGCCCTTGTGGCGGATGGCCGCCGCCAGCCTTCAGACCCTCATCCTGCCACCCAGTGAACTGGCGTCGCTGTGGTACGACGACCGCGACATCCCCTTTCTGCGCGAGGACCGGCGCGACGTCGCCGAGATCCAAGCCCGCCAAGCGTCCACCATCCGCCAACTCGTGGACGCCGGGTACGAGGCAAGCACAGTCGTTGCCTCCGTGGCCGCTGAGGACTTCAGCCTGTTGCGCCACACCGGCCTGTTCTCCGTCCAGCTCCAGCGCCCGAACACCACCCAGCCGCAAGGCGCACCGTTCGAACAGGAGGACCTGTAATGGATACCAAAAGCCTCCGGGTTCAGATCAAGGACGCCGACCGAGGCGAAGTGACCGCAGTATTCGCCACCCTCAACACCATCGATTCCGACGGCGACGTAACCGTCCCCGGAGCGTTCACCGACGGCGCCCCGGTCCGCATCTCCGCCTACGGACACACCACATGGCAGGGCGCCCTACCCGTCGGCAAGGGCGTCATCCGCACCACCGACACCGAGGCCATCCTTGACGGCCAGTTCTTCCTGGACACCACCGCCGGTAAGGACACCTTCGCCGTCATCAAGGCCATGGGCGAGCTTCAAGAGTGGTCCTACGGCTACGACCCGGTCGCGTTCTCCTACGGCGAGAAGGACGACAGGCCGGTCCGGTTCCTCGAAAGCGTCCGGGTCCACGAAGTGTCCCCGGTCCTGCGCGGCGCAGGTGTGGACACTCGAACGCTCGCCGTGAAAAGCAGCACCATGACTTTCGTCGAGGAAGCACAAGCGGTCCTGACCGCCGTGACCACCCTCAACGAACGAGCCGCAGACGTCTTGGCGAAGCGGCAGACCAAAGGCAAAGGCCTCGGCGCCCAGTCCACGGAACTACTGACCCAAGTAGACACCGAGCTGAAGCGCCTGGCATCCCTGCTTGCCACGCCCGAAACCCCGCCGAACAACGACATCCAGCGGGAGTACTTGCGGCTTCTCGCACGCCGGGCGAACCCGCACCCCTCATTCACCGCGTAATCGCACGTCTTCGCCAAGGAGAACCCTATGCCTTTTCCTGCGCTGAAGGAGGCCCAGGACCACCTGGCCGCCAAGCAAAAGGAACTGTATGACATCTTCACCGAAGCTGGCCCCGACCTGGACATGGACCTGATCAAGTCCATGTCCGGGACCAGCACGGACAAAGTCGCCGAGATCCGTGCCCGTAACGACGAGCTGGACGAACTCGGCCAGAAGGTCGACGACCTCCAGACCGTCGCCAAGGCCTTCGCCCGGTCGCGCCAGGACCCGGAACGCACCGAGCCCGGCGCCGACACCGGCACCACCACCCCGACTCGACCGGGGGAAACCAAGAGCCTCGGCCAGCTGTTCACCGAATCCCCGGCCTACAAAGGCATTCAGGGACAGGTCGGCCCCGAGTCGCACTTGGACATTGAACTGAAGGCACTGTTTCAGACCACGGCCGGGTGGCTGCCGGAGACCACCCGGACCGGCACCGTGGTCCCGTTCGCGACTCGCCCGGTCCAGGTCATCGACCTCATCCCCGGGACCAGCACCACCCAGGCCGCCGTGGTCTACATGGAAGAGACCGTGTTCACCAACACGGCCGCCGAAACCGCCGAAGGCGGGACCTACCCGGAAGCCGCGTTGCAGCTCGCCGAGCAGTCCAGCCCGGTGCGCAAGATCAGCGTGTGGCTGCCCATCACCGATGACCAGCTGGAAGACGAGCCCCAGGCACGCGGGTACGTCAACAACCGGCTGCCGTTCATGCTGCGCCAACGGATGGACGGCCAGATCCTCGTCGGCTCCGGGACGGCGCCGAACCTGCGCGGCTTCCTCAACACACCAGGCACGCAGACACAGGCCAAGGGAAGCGACCCGGTACCGGACGCGATCTACAAGGGCATGGTCAAGGTCCGGGTGACCGGCCGCGCCCTGCCCAACGCGGCCATCATCCACCCGCTTGACTGGCAGGACATCCGTCTACTGCGGACCGCCGACGGCATCTACATCTGGGGCAGCCCCAGCGAAGCAGGACCCGAGCGCATCTGGGGCCTCGGCGTGATCCAGTCCGACGCCGGACCGGAAAACACGGCCCTGGTCGGCGACTTCGCCAACTTCTCCGAGCTGTCCACCCGGCGAGGCGTGGACGTGCAGGTGTCCAACAGCCACGCGGACTTCTTCATCAACGGCAAGCAGGCCGTCCGCGCTGACGTGCGGGCCGCGCTGGTGATCTACCGTCCGGCCGCGTTCTGCACCGTGACCGGAATCTGAGGGAGACCCGGACATGCCGATCATCGACAACACCGGCAAGGTCCTCGGCGGTGTGGGCCTCGGCCGTCTCAAACCCGTTGCTGCCGTCTACGACTTCGCTGTAGACGGTGGCGCGGTCGGCGACATCCCACTGAGGGGCGATGCTGTCCCGGCTGGCGCGATCATCGTGGACGCGCTTCTCCATGTCGATGGCGCCCTGGTCTCCGCCAACGGCACTGCCGCCCTGCGGGCGGAGGCTGCCGGGGACATCCAGACAGCTGCCGCCGCAACGGCTGCACCGTGGAACGGGACCGGCCCGAAACGGGCCAGCCTCACCGCCACCAGTCCACCCGTGAAGACCACCGCCCGACGGCCGATCGTGCTCAGCATCGGCACAGCCGCGCTGACCGCTGGCCGGTTCACCGTCGTGCTGTGGGTCGTCGAGCTGTAGGAGGTACAGACGGTGGCGACCAACCAGAACACCACGCCGGGGCTCGTGTCCCCGGTCGTGTCCGGCGGCCAGGTGGAGATCACCGCCCGGCTGTACCGCACCACGGACGACCGCCTTGTCCAGGAAGGCCACCCGGACGCCGCTTTCCTCTACGCCACACCTGGAATGCGCATCCCGGTCAGCGAGGCCCAGCGGTACGGACTCATGCCGACATCCACCACGGCCACTCCGGGCAAGGCACGCCGCAAACCCACCGGTTCGTGATGGGGGTGAGGGGATGCCGTTCGATCTCGGGGACACTGTAGAGCTGACGGCCGAGTGCCACGCCGCCGGCGGCCAGCTCGCCAACGCGGCCACGGTGACCCTCACCATCACGGCACCGGACGGCACGAGCGCCACTCCGGCGGTCATCAATCCGCCCGGCGAGGTCGGCCAGTACAGGCACAACCTCGTTCCTGTGCTGGCCGGGCGGCACCTTGTCCGCTGGGTCTTCACTGGCCCGAATGACGCCTACACCGATGCGTTCGACGTCGAGCCTGCCAATGTGCCGTTGCTGCTGTCGCTGGCCAACGGCAAGCGGCAACTCAACATCACCACCACCGACCATGACGAGGAGATCCGCGACTACCTGACGTCGGTGACCGATGTGATCGAGGCGTTGTGTGGCCCGGTCGTGCCCCGCTCGGTGGTCGAGGTCCACGACGAACATCGGGTAGCCGTGCTCGTGCTGCGACAGCCGCCCGTGGTGGCCCTCCAGTCGGTGACCCCGGTCCTGGACTACGGCACTGCGCACGCCGTGTCCGATCTCGACATTGACAACGACACTGGAATCCTGCGCCGCACAGACGGCCGGTGGATTACCGGCGGCCCCTGGCGCGCGACCTACCGGGCCGGGCGGCCGGTGACACCAGGAGGTATCCGGCTGGCTGGGCGGATCATCCTGGACCACTTGTGGCGCACCCAAAACGGCAGTGACGGCCTGCCCGCGTTGGCACATGACGACTACGCGGTCAGCGAACCCATTCCCGGCCTGGGCTTCGCGGTCCCCAACCGCGCGCTGGAACTGCTAGAGCGCTACCGACGCGCCCCGGAGGTGGGCTAAACGATGGATGTTTCCCGAATCCCCGCGGCCATCGACGGGCTACTCGCGTTGTGCACCACCGCAGCCAAGCCAGGCGGACCGCTGCACCGCGTGCACGTCTACGACGGTCCACCCGTGACCGACCTCGCCGATCACCGCATGCTGTTCATCGGTGACACCCCTGACAACCTGGAATCGGTGGCAGGCACGCAAACCTTCGCCGACCTCGGCGCCGGGCAGCGCGCCGAAACCTTCGCGATCACCTGCACCGCCGTGGCCCGCTCCGGCGACACCACCATGAAAGCCCGCCGGGACTCCGCCTACGCCATCATGGCGGCCGTCGAACGCCTGCTTCGACCCGGTGAGCCCGGCGCGGACATCACCCTGGGCGGCGCCGTGCTCTGGGCCCACGTCTCCGGCGACATCGCGCTGTCGCAACTCCAATACGCCAAAGGATCGCTCGCCAAACTCACCTTCGCCGTGACCTGCCGAGCACGCCTCACCTAGGAGCATCCCCGAATGCCTGAGAGCCCCAAAGCCACGGCCAAGGTGCGCAACATGACCGGCGAACCGCGACGACTGCCGGCGGCCGGGCGGGTCATCCAGCCCACCGAAGTCATCACCCTGCCCGCCCACCTGGCCCAACTGCTGGCCGAGCAACCCGGCTGGGACCTCGTCGCACCCCGCAAGCCCGCCAGCAAGGGAGAGGAGTAACCACCCATGGCACCAACCGGGACCGGCCTGTCCGCTCAGCTGGGCATCGGCGAGGAAGCCACCATCGGCACCGCCGTGGCCCCCACTCGATTCCTGCCGTTCACCAAGGAATCGCTCGCCGGGGAATTCAACACCGTGCGCAACGACGTCCTGCAGGCCGGAGGCCAGTACCGCCGCGCCTCCCAAGACGTCCGCACCACCCGAACCGCCAAGGGTTCTGTGGAACTCCCGGTGACCGACCGGTCTTTCAGTGTCGTGTGGAAGCACGCGCTTGGCGGCACACCGGTCATCACCGACACCGCACCGACCGGCGGCAAGATCCATCGCATTCAACCGGCGCCTCTCGGATCGAAATCCCTCACCATCCAGAAGGGCGTCCCGGAACCGGTCAGCGGCTATCCCGTGGCAGCGTTGAACTACATCGGCGCCCGGATCACCGAGTGGACCCTAGGCGTGAAGGTCAACGATCTGTTGCGGCTCAAGCTGGACCTGGACGCCTGGGACGAAGTCCCCGACGCCCCTGCACTGGCCGTCGCGAACTACCCGCCCATGCGCCCGTTCCACTTCGCACAGTGCACCATCAAAGCGGGCGGGACCGCGTCGACCACCAACGGCATCGTGTCCGTGACCGGCGGCACGCGGCTGAACCGGGTCACCGGCTTCGAACTCAAGGGCACCAACCCGATGGCCACGGACCGGTTTTTCCTTGGCGCATCAGGACTCAAAGACGAGCAGATCGAAAACGACTTCCGCGACCTGACCTTGAGCCTGGACGCCGAGTTCAACCGCACCCAGGTCTACGACGCCTACCGCGCCGGTACCTGGGGACCAGTCCAGATCACCTTCACCGGCGGGCTGATCGCCACCGGGGTCAACGCCGCGCTGGACATCATCCTGCCCGGCACCCGGTTCGAGTCCAACCCGGTCCAGGTCGACGGCCCCGACATTGTGGAAGCCAAAGCAGACCTTGTCATCGAAAGCGACGACACCAACGTCCCCATTCAAGTCACCTACACCACGGCGGACACAGTCGCGTGATTCGTTAGTCCTGTTGCGACGGTCATATCTTGGGTAGCTGTCCTCGCCGCAGAAGTGCTCGGCCAGCGGCGAGAGTGCTGTGAATTTGCTGCGCAGTGATGGGGATCGAGTCTTCCCCGCTGCGTCTCACGATGCTGATGAAGGCGCCTTCAACGCGGCCGTCCACGATGGCTCCGTGGACAAGGAACGGTTTCAGTTCTTCGTCCTGGGGCGGAATGGACACAACCACAAGACCGCTGCCAGGGCTCGTGCTAACAGCGTCGATCTTCAAGCCAGTGGGGAACGGGAAAAGGCGATTCTCAAGGACTTGGCGATAGCGGCGGAGGATATTCCCGTCGAGTGGCACCGGCTTAAGCGACTTGATGGACTCGCCACCTGGCACCTTCTTGGTCTCCATTCCGACAACGACAGCGCCACCTTCTTCGGCGTTGCCAAACCGGCTGATCGCCTGGGTCAGGGAGATCTGTCCACCGCCGTTCGAGAAATCGTAGTGCTGAGCTTTGACGTCGAGCCAAGGTCCTTCCCTTTGTCCAATTAGGAGGTCCGCGCGGCCGCCAAGAATGAGATCAATGACCGTCTGGCGCGTGACTTCACCAGATGTGGCAGCCTCAAGAAGGGTTACGACACTCTCGGCAGTGTCGTACAGGTGTTGAAGGGTCTTGCCTCGGGTCGGAATCCCAAGCACGGCGGTGTGGAAGTACGGGGCGGAGGATCGATAACCATCGACGCTGAGGGAGATTAGATCCGCCCTGTTTCGTTGTAGCAGCGGCTTGATCAGTGGCGTCACCACAGCCTGAAGTTGGTCATCGTTGTCGAGGTACTCGTTACCCTCGAAGCTGATGTTGACGGCAAGGTGGCCATCATCAGTCAGCACGAAGGAAATCGGTTCGACGATGGATTCCTTGGGCTCGTACTGATCATCCGGTGCGTGATCGATAAGAACCGGCTCGGGCTCGACCTCGTCTTCGCGCTCCTTTCGAAGCGCGCGGGCAAGGTCCGTCGCGGTCACGGCAGCGAGATCGTTGCGTTTGATCACGATGGAGCCCGCCCCGTCATACCATCGACGGGCCTCGCCAAAGATCCATTCATAGTCGCTGACGCGTCGGACGGTAGGGAGCATAACGAGGAGGGTTCCACATGATACCGGCCTCTGTCTCGCTGGAAGCCCGCTCGGCTGCATCCAGGACTAAGGGGACTAAGACGAACCATGGCGTTACTCGGCCTGGAGTACCTGCGCGAGGTTGTATAGCGCTTCTGTAACGGCATTGACATCGCGCCTTTCCGGATCGCCGGGCAGGCAAGTGTGCTCACCCGTTCGAGGGGCGCGGTCCAGCGTGAGCGCCGCGAACCCCTGTGGCATCCCGTCCCGCACGTGCCTGGGCAGGAGGCCGTTCATGGTCGCGGTCAAGGTCGAGGGCACCGAGGAATTCCGGCGCCTCGCCGTTCAGCTCAAGCAGGCCGGGCGGGGAGACCTGAGACGGGAACTCGCTCGCGCGATGCGGGAAGCCGCGGCCCCGGTGGTCCAGGACGCGCAAAGTCGGGTGCAGTCGCTTTCAGTGACCGGCGCCAGTGGTGGCGCGTCGGCTCGGGCGGCCCGTGCCGCAACGGCCTTGGGCCGCCGCAAGGCGACCGACCGGGCGAAGAACCGCGCGCATGCTCGCGCAGGCCTGCGAGCGACGATCGCCCGTTCGGTCCGGGCACGGGTCAGCACCTCGGGCACGTCGGCCAATGTGCGCATCCACCTGAACAAGAACGTGCTCCCGCCTGACCAACGCACGCTGCCCGGTCATCTCAACGAGGGCCGTTGGAAACACCCCGTGTTTGGCAACCGGGACATCTGGGTCGCACAGTCCGCGCCTCCGGCGTGGTTTGACGACGCGATGCGATCGGGCGGCCCACGCATTCGACAAGAGGCGTTCGACGTCGTCGAGCGGTTCATCGACAAACTGGAATAGGAGTCCACAATGGCCAAATTTGTCCTCGACGACATCGACTATCCCTTTGACACAGACCATCTGTCCAACCGCGAGGTGATCCTTCTGGAGAAGGTCACTGGAGCGAGCATCGGCTACCTGGTGGACAGCTTCAACAGTCACGGAGGTACCGGCCGTAACGCGTTCTTCTGGCTGGCGCGGCGCCGCCTGGGCGAACACGTCGAGTACGACGAGCTGGACTACAACTACGCGGCCCTCCAGTTCATCCCCGATGCCCCCGGCGAGCCGGACAGCGAGGAGCCCGCCGAGGAGCGGCCGGACCCTACCGAGGCACACCAGGATGGCGTCAACCCCGTCACCGAAGGAAAGTAGCCCAGTACAAGCCGTATCTCCTGTTGCTGTGGAACATCAAGCCCGCTGACGTCGACGAGATGTCTTACGTGGACTTCCTGATGTGCGTTGATCTCGTTGAGCAACGACTGGCAGACGTGAAAACCGGATGACGCCGCAAGGGGTGAAACCCCTTGCGAGATCTGATCTTCACCATCCTAGGCATCGACCGTGGCTCACCAGCGCTCAACAGCGTGGGGGACTCGGCGGACAGGGCGCACGACAAGCTGAACGCGTTCGGTTCCCTGTCGATCAAGAGCCTGGCCGGGGTCAGCGCAGGGGCGGCAGCAGCGGGCACAGCCGTCGGGGGCGCGCTGGCGGGCTTGACTCTCGCGTTCGGCGGGATGGGCGCGGCAGCGCTGGCCAACAACGCCCAGCTCAAGGCGTCGTTTGGCGGCCTCTGGGACGAGATCCGCCAAGGAACAACCGAAGCTGCCCAGCCTCTGATCCCGGTGTTCCAGAACGTCGCCGGGCAACTGTCGGAATCGTTCCGGTCAATCCAGCCTGATCTCCGCGAACTGTTCTCGTTGGTAGGCCCAGGGATCGAGACCCTGACCGAGGGGTTCACCGGGTTCGTGTCCAACACGATGCCCGGGGTCAAGGAAGCGGTAGCCTCCTCACAGCCAGTGTTTGAAGGCCTGCGCTCCCTGGCCGAGCAAACAGGCACCGGCGTGTCTGACTTCTTCAGCAACATCAGCACCGCCGCGCCGTCCGCAGGGCAAGCACTGTCCGAAGTGGGCGGAATCGTCCAGGACACACTGGGGTTCGCCGGAACCCTGTTCGCGCAACTGTCCACCTCCGGCGCCCCGGTCCTGCGTGATCTGCGCGAACTGTTCTCCGCACTGACCTCCACAGTGTCCAGCCTCGCCGCTGGTGCGTTGCCGGTGTTGTCTGCGACCGCAAGCAGCGTGCTCAACATCTTGACCGGTGTACTCGGCGTGATCCGCCCATTGTCAGGCGTGCTCGGGCCGCTGGCCGGTATCGCGCTGAGCGTCGCCGCGTCATTCAAACTGTTCACTGGGATCGGCGCGGGCGTCGCCTCAGCAGCCACCGCGTTGACCGGTTTCGCCAGCCGTGCCAAGGAAGCTGCCGCCGCCAGCGGCACACTCGGCGCCGGAGCTGGGACCGCCACTGGTGCCCTGGGCAAAGTCGGCGGTGTTCTGGGCAAGGTCGGCGGGGCGATCCCCGTGGTCGGCGCCGCCGTCGTGGGTTTGGGCGCCATCTTCGAACTGATCTCCGAAGACACCGAGAAGACCAACCAGCAGCTCAACGCCACCGGTACTGCGATGAGCAAAGTGGAAGCCGCCACCCAGAGAGTCAAACAAGCCCAGGAACAGTACGACGAGGCCGTCCGGAAGTTCGGCCCGACCTCGCAGGCCGCGGCTGGAGCACAACGCAATCTCTCCGAGGCGGTGGAGGCTGAGGCCCGCGCGCAGAAGCAGGCCGCGGACGCGACCAAGACGCACACCCAGCGCATCAGTGAGCAGACACTGGCGGTCTTCGGCGCGATCGGGTCGCAACAGCAGTACCGGGAAAGCATTCTCGCCGAGCAGCAAGCCCGCCAGAACGTGATCAGCAGTCTGCAGAAGCACACCGCGTCGTCGCTGGAGGGCAAGCAGGCAACAGAGGGATGGAACTCCGCCATTCTGCAAGCCATCACCCAGGCGGGCAACTACAAGGCGTCCCTGGTGACCAGCGGTGTCGAGGCCGACATCAACGCCGCCAAGGTCAAAGGGATGAACGAGGAAACCCTTCGGCTGGCTCAGATCTACGGCACGAACGCGCCTCTCGCGCTGCGCCAAGCCATCGGCGCGATGGACCAGACCGCATTGTCGGCCGCTGGGATCACGGTTCAGGTCGACGCCGCCGGAAACAGCATCTTCAACCTCAAGGGCAAGACCATCCGCCTGGATGCGGACGACAACCTGACTCCGAAAGTCCATGCGGCACAAGCAGCCGTCGACCGGTTGCGCAATGAACCGTGGATCAATATCTACATGCGGATCGTCACCCAACCGCCGGCAGGCGGCGGAGACATCCCGTTCCCGCTACCGCCCATGAACGCTGCCGGCAACATCCTCCGGTTCGCGACCGGCGGCCGACTCACCCCGATGGCCGCCGGTCGCGCCACGATGGTTCCGCCCAACACATGGCGGATCATCGGCGACAGGGCGAAGGATGACGAGGCGTACATTCCGATCAACCGGTCATCGCGCAGCCAAGCGTTGCTCGCCGAGACTGCGAACAGGATGGGGTTTGACCTCACTCCCCGCACTGGCACCACCACATCGGCCCCGAGAGGCGGCGGGGCCACGGTCACCCCGGAAGCTCTCGCCGAGGCGCTACGGATCGCGTTGACCGGTGCACGGCTGCGGCTGGATGACTCCCTAGGCCGATACGTGCGGCTCGACACCCGGACCAACGCCCGGAGGTGAACCCCAATGCCCTTTTACCTCGGACGCCTCGGCGCGCTGCGCCAGCTGCGCGACCCCATGAAAGGACTCGACGCGACCAACGAGAGGCTCGGCGCCACCCACCGATCGCTCAACGGAACCACCACGGTAGACACCCTCGGGCACAAGCGGACCTACAAACTGCAATGGGACTATCTCACTCACGACGAACTGTCCTACGTGGAAGCCCTGTACCTCGGTTTGATCGACGGCCCGCTTCGCCTGATCGATCCGCAACGCAAGAACCGGCTCGCCGCCCAGGCATCCTCAGGCGGCAGCCGGTTCCGCAACATCGCCGGATTCACCCCGACACAAGGAACCGTGACCTTCACGCCGAGTACTCCACCGCCCGAGGTGTTCGCCGCCGGTGCGATCACGTGGGCCATTCCGGCCACGACCGGCGGCCGGTTGATCGTCGGCGACAACCTCACCGGCCGCGTGCCGCTTATCACCGGTGAACAGGTCACGCTTTCCATCTACGCCACAGGGGAGGGCCTCACCGCTCGGGCGGTGGTGGTGCCGTTCGACGCAGCGGGCGTTGCCGGTGCACCGGTGTTCGGTCCCGCCATCGGACTGACCGCCGTGTACCAACGACTGGCGGTCACCCTCACGCCGAACACAGGACAAGCAGGGTGTGCGGTCGGACTCGACGTGCCCAGCGGCGGCCCAGCCGGGATGGTCACCACCACCGGGTGGCAACTCGAAGCCGCCACAACGGCGTCGCCCTGGGGTCCAGGCAGCGGCTGCCCGGTTGTCGTCGTGGAGTCCCTTGCAGACACCTATCCCGAGTACGGATACCACGCCTCAACGCTCACCCTACTAGAGGCTTAAGCAAAAGAACCGCGATAAGTTCGCTAGAGAACACCAAACGGCCGATTGACAATCAGAGACGGCTGCTGAGATCCGCGAGCAATGTAGCGTATGGGACGACCGCCCACTAATGTCGTAGGGCGGATCTGGCGTCACGAGGGCGGGGTTGAATATGGCGCGGAAGCGCGGATTCTTCGCGGAGCTTGAGCACCAACGCAGGCAACGGGAACTTGCAGAGCGACGTTTTCAGGCAGAACAGAAGCGATTGGCTGACCGAGCCGTGCGAGAGCAGCAGCGCTCCGAGCAAGCGGCCCAACGCTCCGAAGCGCAGGCGATACGTGAGCAGCGAGCCCAGCACCTACAGGAGCAACAGGCCCGTGCCCTTGAATTGACCGCAGGGGTCAATGCGCGTCTCGCTGAGTTGGACACGATTCTCATCGGCACCGAACCCCGAACGTTCTCGTTCAAGCAACTTCGGCAGACATACAAACCTACGCCGTTCAACCCTGGCAGCGTGGCCCCATCCAAGCAGCCACCATCTTGGGAGCAGTACGCTCCCCCACCACCCACAGGCTTAGGACGAATGTTCGGCAAGACCAGCCATGAGCGCGCCGTCAAGGACGCTCAGGAACGTTTCGCCCAGGAAAAAGCCAAGCACGAAGACCACGAGCGCCACCGACTAGCATCGCTCGCCCAAGCCAAGTCCCGGCACGCAACAGCCGAAGCGTCCCAGCGCCAACAGGTGGAGCAGAACAACACTCAGGTCGACCAGTTGGAGCGAGACGTCACGGCAGGCGTACCCGGGGCTGTTGAAGACTACTTCGAACTGCTCCTTGAAGCGTCGCCGTTGCCGGATGATCTGCCCGTTGATGTGGAGACGGCATATCAGGGCGACGCCCGCAAGCTGCTGATCGTCCGTGATCTACCCGGAGTAGGCGTTATCCCGGAAACGCGCGAGTACACCTATGTCCGCACCCGTGACGAGATCACCGCCAAACCTCGACCAGCCAAGGAGATCAAGCAGCGCTACGCCAACCTGGTTGCCCAACTCGTACTGCGCACCATGCGCGATGCCTTCGACATCCATCCGACGGAGGTCGTCGATGAGGTGGCGGTCAACGGCCACGTGTCCACTCGCAACAAAGCCACAGGCCAACCAGAACGTCCCTGTCTGGTCAGCGTGTCGGCAACACGTGCGCAGTTCGCGCAATTTGTTCTCGACGAACTAGATCCCACGGAGTGTCTCCGGCATCTCAACGCGCTCATCTCGCTCCATCCATGGGACCTCGAGGCGGTTCGCCCGATCTTCGACCCTGACTTGTCCAAGTACCGGAGGGTCGACGCGCACGACGCCGCAGCCGGGCTCGACGCCCGACCAGTATTGGTTGAGATGCGGCCGTTCGAGTTCGAAATCCTCGTCAAGCAACTGTTCGAAGCGATGGGTATGAAATCCTGGGTCACCCAGGCATCCCGCGACGACGGCGTCGACGCGATCGCGGTCAACGAAGACCCGATCATGGGCGGAGTCTGCGTCATCCAAGCCAAGCGCTACCGCGGGGTAGTCCCTGTCGAGGCGATACGTGCGCTCGCCGGCGTCATGGACGACAAGCGCGCCAGCCGCGGCGTGCTCGTGACCACCTCGTGGTTCGGCAAGGCAACTGAGGATTTCAAAAACCGGCACGGCAGAATCCAACTCATCGGAGGACCCGAACTCAAACATCTCCTCACCGAACACCTCGGCCTCGACGTTGTGATCGGCCCGCTCAAACGTCGCTGAGCACGCAGCACAGCCACACTAAGAGCAATACCCGAACGCCTACGGCAAAGACCACTCTACTGTGTTCCTGCCGTTCACGATCTTGGCAGCGCCATCCGGCAGAAACACCTCGACCCCGCCCGCGTACTTCTTGCCCGGCTGCCAGTGATCCAGCGGCGGCCCGATCCGCTGATGTCGTGGCACGCACGGCCCCATGGAATCCGCCCGGATCGTCCCCGAGGTCACACCTCGGGAGTCCACGGACGTAAATTGCGTGACGAGGTCCTGACTCTCGGCGGAGTCGGTGAAACCGGGACCGGTCGCGACCTCCAGCCACACCACCTTGCGACGGGTCCCCGGCGGCGGCGGCCCGCCCGGGGACACGCCTGCCGCGCACTCAGACACTTTGGTCACGGTGAACCGAAGAGTGCAACCCGGGTCAGTGTGGCTCTGGCAGGACGACCCAAAACCGGCGTACTCGCCCAACACCCGGGACAACACCGGAGGCCTGCTCGCAGACGCCACACCGGACACGGCCGATGCCGGCGTGCCACCACCGCCACCACCGCCGCCGCCGACGTCGGCCTGACCGGTGCACCCGCCGGTCAGGACGGCACACGCCACCACCGCAGCAGCGAATACGCGGTTCACTCTCCACCCCTTTTCCCTTGGTCCCTGCCCGCGCCCCCAGGCGCCCGGCAGGAGATCGTCACACCCCACACCACCCTGGAGCGGCCACATGGACCAACTTCCGGCCATCGGTATCAGCGGCGCCTTGGTGCTGGTGATCGCCTACCTACTGGCCTCGAACTTCCGCGACCGCGTTCAACACGAACGCGCCCTAGCCGTGCGCGACAAGGACCACGCCGCAGAGCTGGCCCAAGCCCGCGCCACCCACGAAGCGGACCTAGCCGGGTTACGCGCCCGGCTGGCCGCCCTGGAACAACGCCTCGGCGAACTGGAAACCGAACTCGACCGCGAACGCGCCCTACGCCGGGCCGCTGAAGACGCTGCTGCGCAAGCCCGCCGTGCCCAGCAGTAACCACCGTCGTGTCGTGAGTGGAGGTCGCCGATGCTGTCGACCGGAAACCCCGCGCTGGATGACGCACTGGCCGAAGCCCTGGCCCAGCCTGTGCGCGAACCGGTCTGGCGTCTGCTCGTCGACCTCGGCGGCGACGGCACCTTCAGCCACCCCTGGTCTGACCTGACCTCGCTGGCTACCGATATCCAGGTCGACCGGGCGATCACCGGGGACCTGCCGGAAGGCACCAGCCTGACCGAGGGCTACGCCTCCGCCAGCCTGACCGCCCGCCTGGAAGGCCGCTTCCTGGGCGGCACATCGATTATCGACGCCGTCACACCCCACAGCGGCAACCCGTCCTGGCCCGGGGTCGGCCTGCGCTACGACCTCGGTATGCGGACCCGGATGGGGCCGGTGCTGCTACGACAGTTCACCGGCTCCATCCGCACCACGACGGCACGGGCATCCACGGGCGCCGTCGAGATCACCGCCGCCGACGGAGCGGAGCGGCTGCGGGCAGCCATCACCCTGCCGTCCATCAGCCTGGACGGGCTGCAACTCGCCCGGTTCGGCGACGGCTACCGGTACTGGATGAACAGCCAATGGATCGTTGACTATGTCCTACGCGCCAACGGCCTGCTCACCTCCGCGCCACCGATGCCGGGCGCGATCCTCGCCGTCACTGGACATGGCTCACTGGCCCCGGAAGTCGGATTCGGCGGACAACCCACCGGATCAACCGGCACCTACACAGGTCCGCTATGGACAGACGGGCCGGACGGGATGCTGGCCCCGAACGGCGGCGGCCCCATCCCGCCCTACACGGCCAGCTATACCGGCGACGGGCAAGTTACCTTCACCGTCGGGGCCGGATTCGGGATGGGCCTGTGGGTTCACCACGGCGCCGGAGCGCCACTCGGCGGAGGACTCGCCACGGCGCCCCTCGTCGAAGTCCAGCCCGCTGACCAACGGTGGGTCCGGCTCACACTGAACCCCAACGGCGGTATCGCTGTGGTGATCCACAACATCATTCCCCAGGACGTCACCGTGACCTGCCCCATCGTCCTGGATGCCACGGTGCGGTGGCGGTTCATCGGCGCACACCTGCTCTTCAGCGCTGGCACTGTTCCCACCCGACCCACCGAGGTCACGGTTACCTGGTTCGTGGACGGCGTCACGGCCACCACCCGCGCCACGGTGAACCTGCTCGGCGGCGGCGAATACCCGTCCGCGCTTGCCGTTGTCAGCGTTCCCCGCCCTATCAGCGGCGTGCACGTCTGGTCGTCGGCAACACCACCCAACACGGGCGAGTGGCCGCGGCTTCCCACCATCCGGCCCGCTGACATTGAGCCTGGCCTGAACGAACTGACCTACCTGCCCGCGATCGCAGGCCGAGACTCGTGGGACTTGCTGAAAGAGGTCGCGGCGGCAGAGTACGCCGTGCCCGGATTCAACGAGTCGGGCCGGTTTTCCTTTCTCAACCGCAACACGCTCACCACTCGCCGCGCGGCGCCTCCGACCGCGACACTCACCACAAGTGACCTGGCCGAAGTCACTGCTACGACCAGTATGGACAGCGTCCGCAATGAGATCACCATTTCAGCCACCCCGGCCTACACCCGTGATCTCAGCGTGTTGATCGAGTCCACCGACCCGCAGTCCTATGTGGTGGCGGCCAACGGTGGCCTCACCCGGGTAGTGGTGCTACCGGAGGGATCGGTCACCCTCACCACCGGGCCCATCCGCGCTGTCACGACCGCGAACTGGAACGACACAGTTCGCAGCGGGTTCGTGGCAAGCCGAGTGGATCAGCCCACAGTGGAGGTCACCAGCGGTGTGGCAGTCTCGGTACGGCGACTGACTGGCACTACCGCCCGGATCTTCATCACCAACCTCAACGCCTTCGCTATCCGGCTGGCCACCAACGAGGCAACGCCCCGGCCAGCGTTCCGTGTATCCGGGACACTGGTAACCGCCGACCCGGTCCGTACCGACACCGTCACTGATGCGACGTCGATTGCTCGATACCGGCGCCGGTCGCTCGACCTGGCCACGCAACCGTGGCGGCAACGTGTCGAACCGTTTCAGGCCCTCGCTGGGACATTGCTCGACGAACTGGCCCAACCAACCGCCGTCTACGACCGCATCCCCGTTCTCGGCGACCCACGCCGCGCACTCACCGACACGGTCACCCTCACCTATCCCACCACGACAAAGGCGTCCATCGTGGGAATCACTCGGCGACTGTCCACAACAGATGGACTCGTGGACGAGCTGACCATCCGTCCTCACAACCCGCAGAATCCCAATCCATAACCGGAGGTCTATGGCGCCCACGGGCAATGCTCGGCCATCTCGTCGTACTGCCGGTTCACCGCCTCGTCCACACCTGGCGAGTCAGGATGAACAACCGCGCGATCACCCAACCCGACACTCCACAACGCGTACCACAACGACAGCGCCGCACGCGCGTAGTCGTCATCCGACAAGCCCTCACCCTGGATAGTCACCGTGAATGAGCGGTCCACGGCCACATGGTCCGCCACAGACACGCTCACTGTCCAGCACCCAAACGTGTTTCTATTCAACACAAGCGTCCGTCACGATTCTCAGTTCCCATACGCAGCAGCCAATTGACTGGATTGCTGGCTACAGGCTCCACGACTCGCGACGGCAAGAATCCAGACTAGCCGATTCCTGCGGCCACAACGACCGGTCGCACTGACCCATAGCCCGCCGCCCCCGCACCATCCCGGCTGCGGGGCATATGGCATGCCCAACAAGAGGAGAAGACATTGACCGACTACGGCATTGACGTGTCGCACTGGAACACCGTCACCGACTGGAACGCCGTGCGCGGCAACGGAATCCAGTACGTATCAATCAAACTCACCGAATCGACAATCATGGTCGACCCCGCCGCCGGTGGACACGTCGCGGGTGCACGCGCCGCCGGCATCAGACCTGGCGGCTACCACTTCGCCCGTGATCTCGACGTCGACGCACAGGCCGACCGTTTCTGCGACAACCTGAAGCGACACGGCCTGCTCGGCAACGGTTCGCTGGTCCCGATGCTCGACATGGAGGCCGCGGAACTGCGCGACAATGCGAACTCGTTCGTAGCCGCGTTCATCCGCCGATACCGCATCGCCAGCGGCCAGAACAAGATCCTGATCTACGCGAACTTGGACTGGTGGCGCAACGTTCTCCGGCCTGGCGAATGGGCCGACGGCGACGTGTACCTGTGGATTGCCCGCTACAACGGCAACCCAGGTAACCCCGGCTGGTCCCACGATCGCCTGGCGCTGCATCAGCACACCAGCAAGGGAACGGTTCCAGGAGTTGCCGGCAACGTCGATCGCAACGCGACCGTCGGCGCTTTCACACTGGACATGCTGACGCTCGGCGGAACCAGCGCGCCCCCGGTGCCGTCCCCGCCGCCAGGGCCGAGTGACAACACCTACACCGTGGTACCTGGCGACACATTGTCGGAGATCGCCGCACGGTTCGGCACCACGTGGCAAGAACTTCAACGCATCAACGGAATCCCCGACGCAAACAAGATCTTCCCAGGCCAGGTACTCAGGATCTCCGGCAGAGCACCCGCACAGCGGACATACACGGTAGTGCGTGGCGACACCCTGTCAGGGATCGCCGCACGGTTCGGAGCCACTTGGCAAGAACTCCAGCGCATCAACGGAATCCCCGACGCAAACAAGATCTTCCCAGGCCAGGTACTGCGACTGCCGTAAGCGTCAAGATCAAAGAACTTCATAGCGAGTCTTGCTGAAGATAGCAGTACGACACCTGGGTTGCCTACACACAACGTTGCGACGCAAAGATTTTTGAGAGAGCACCCGTCCTGGTGCGCTGGTGCACTGGTGCAGCACCACTACGAAGTTTTTTTGAAGAGGGGCCGCGCCCCTGCGACGCCGCTATCACAACACCAATCGTTGAACCGGCCACAGTGCCGAATACGACCCTAAGCCATAGCGGAAAGTCAAAGCCAGCAAGCACTTCTGACCAAGTGGACACAATCCCGCACACCACACTCACAACCACGAGCGTTCTCGTCGAGTGCTTCGCCACCCGCACAGTATTACCCACCTCGTACCGCATTGGCCACCTATACCCGCGATCGACCCCGACACCTCCCACATGGCGCTGTGGTTCTACGCCCTAGTGCTCACGGGCTGGCTCGCCAGCGCCAGTGTCCGCGACTTCGTCCACCTCTACGCCTATTTGGACAATCTCCTACCCAGAAAACTGAGGAACACAACCATGACCACCTCACGTCCCCGCCCGCTACGCGTCGCCGCATCCATCGTTGGCGGCCTGACCGCCCTGGTGTCCGGGCTGGTCGGCTCTGGCCTGCTCACCGGCGGTCAGGGCGACGCCGTAACCGGCATCATCACCGCCGTGATCACCCTGCTTGCAGCGTTCGGCATCACCCTCACCGCAGAGCCGAAGGTCACCCCGCTGGCCGACCCACGTGACCACCACGGCCGCCTCCTGATCACCAGTACCGACAGCGAGGCCGCATGACCACCAGGCTGAGTGTGCTGGATGTGCGGTCGATCCTCACCGCCGAGGAACTAGCCGCCGCGCAGGCCAACGTCGACGCCGCGCCACCCCTGAACCCTGAACAGCTCGACGTTCTGGGCGACATCTTCCGCCCTACTGTCCAACAGCTCACCGTCCAGCAGGCAAACCCCTAA